AGATAAGTTGGAATATTATTATATTTTTCTAAAATTATTTTCTGCGAATCTACCCTAAGAAATTGATCATCAATAAAATAAATTCCAGCTTATCTTATAGGGTTTTTAAAAAACGATAATATAATTACAGATGCAGAAGATCTAACTCTTCTTGATAATGCAACAGCAAGTTATAATGTAAATTCTCCTGGAGCTCATAGGTTACAAAGTGAATTGAAACTTTCTGTTGCTCCAGGTTCAGATGGAACGACTATTCCTACAGTATTTCCTGATAATTTTTATCCGATTTATAGAGTAGAACTTGGAGTTCCTATTATTGAAAATATTACTGGCCAGAGTAGAAATGTTACGCTTAGTTTATTGGCCGAACGAACACATGATGAAAGTGGAAATTATACCATACAGCCATTTAGAGTTGAAGTGGCCAATGCTTTACCTTCTTCTGTCACATTGACTGATCCTATTCTACAAAATATTGCAGATGATTTGTCTGATGGGATACAGGATATGGAGACACCAGTATTTGGTGGTGAAGGATTAATATTTGGTAATGCTGGTTATGATCCATCTGCCACACCAGGTGGCGATCAAGGCACTCTTTTAGGTGGTGGTATTACTTCATTTCCTCTCCAAAGTGCTATTGATAGATGGTTAGCCCAGTTCCGTGCTTTTACAGAGATTCCTGTAACTGAAACTGATCAAGCAAATTTTGCAGTCCATGTTAATCCTGGTGCGGCATATGTTAAAGGTTATAAAGTTTCACTCAATGAAAAATTTGTGTTAACTACACCAAGAGCAAGAACAACAAAAACAACAACAGCCAATATTAAAATTGGTGCAGGATTATATTTTAGAATGAAGGATCCTGTGGGTGGGTTGTTTGATGTAGGGCAATTTGAAATTGTTGATTTACATTTAGCAAATACTGCGATAATAACTGCTGGTTCATCAGATGTAGGTGGTATATTACATTCCACTAAAATTGGGCAAGGTCGCGCTTTTGATTTGATTCGGAAAATTTCAAATCTATCTGGTGGAAGCCAAGGTGATTCCGAAGCCGAAGATGTTTATTATAATTTACATATGTTTGATCTAAGAACAACCCCCATTTCAAATGCAGCAACTGGTAGTACACAGACGGGGCTTGAAACTCCATTAAAGCCAGGTTTTGTTAATGCCTACGTTGGTGGTTATATTAAGATGACCTCAGGGCCTGCAATCAATGAAGTTCGCAGAATTGTTGCTTCTAATAATGTTAGTGGAACTATTAATGTTACCCCAGCATTTTCTGTTGCACCAACTGACCCTTCAGGTCCAAATACATTTATACTAACATTTAATAGTTCATTTCTTCAATCAGTAAAAAATACAGCTCCAACGCTTTCAGGAGTTCGGGCTGATGTGGCGAATATTGGAAAAGTGGGCATAGAGTCTACTGGAGATACTTTATTATATGGCACAAATGAGACAGAATCATTTTTTCATCTAGGACATGATGTTGTAGGTGGGGTGGCGCAAGTAGATTATGTTACCACATATTATGATACCGCCACTTCTGTAAGTACAGAAGGTGCCTTTTTTGCCAATCGAACAGGAGAGGAAATACAACAGAATAGTCCGGCTGACTTTATCTTTTCTATTCCGTCTGGGACAGTTCTAACTGCTACGGAGGTTACTAAAGTTGACGGCGGCCTACACGCAAACGGATTTGTATCGACGCCTACAGGATTGGTTGGAATTATTCGCAGTAAGGTCGATGTAGATCTGGGTGAGATGAAGAAGTCTACTCCTACAGCATTGGAGTTAGCGAATACTGTTCTCTGGGGCGTTGCCTCCTCCGCGGATTTAAAAACCAGTCGCGCAACAGGTTTAGTTGTCATTCCTAATCCAAATAAAATTTCTGGTGGAATGGACAATTTAGGTATAGCCGATGTACATTCAATTAGAAGAATTATTGACACAGGAAGTATAGATACGGCTCCTACAAATGATGACCCTGTATTTCTTGGCACAAAAGCAGGACATACCGATGTTACTAGTCGATATGCTTTAGATACAGGCCAAAAAGCATCACATTATGATTATTCGAGTATAGTTTTAAAGCCTCTCGTGGCACCACCTTCAGGACAACTTCTTGTTATTTGTAAATTTTATTCACACACACCAAAACCAGGCACTTCAAATGGATATCATATAGTTGACTCGTATCTTGCTGGTACGCCATTTAGTGATATACCAAAACACGAATCACAAGTTTATGGTAAGACGAGACTTTCTAATATTATAGACTTTAGACCAATAAGGGTGGCTAACTCCGCCATCGGAGCCCCGGCTGCAAATACAGATATTGAGGTTCCCTTTAAAAATACTGGTAGAATGTTTAGAAGCGAAACTGAATTAAATATGGGTTCGGTGGAGTATTTCTTGCCTCGGATAGATCGGCTTGTAGTATCATCTAGTGGCACGGGGTCATTTAGTCTTATGTCAGGAGTTCCTTCTGAATTTCCAGCACCAGAAGAAGTTATGACTGATGATTTAATGTCTATTGCTACATTAAAAATACCGGCCTATACTTTCAACGCTTCTGATATTGTAGTAGAACGTGCTATTAATCTTCGGCACAAAATGTCTGACATTAATAAATTATCAAGACGGGTTGATAGATTAGAATATTTTACATCATTAAATTTGTTGGAAAAACAAGCCGCTGATATGAATATTATAGATTCTACAGGTGCATATACAAGATTTAAAAATGGAATTTTGGTTGATAATTTCACAGGGCATGGTGTAGAAAATGTTGAATCTGGAGATTATGGATGCTCTATGGATAGAGCATTGAGAGAACTTCGCCCTGCATATACAATGCAACAATTCAGATTTGACTATGATGCCTTAAATAGTCAGACTGCCCGAAGAACCGGGCAAATAGTAACGTTACCTTATACAGAGCAGACTTGGGTCCAACAACCTTTTGCCACAAGATCAATATCTCCAAATCCATTTTCATTGCAGTCTTATTTAGGAGGGCTCGTATTACAGCCATCGCAAGATATTTGGTTTGAAACAAATACGCTTGTTCCTATTGTATATAATCTTACTGGAGATAATGATAATTTAGAATTTTTAGTCCGGCATCTAAATGAAAATCTTCCGGTTGAAACTGATTGGGGAGCATGGAGTACGACTTGGCTTGGAGTTGCCGAAGATGTCGAGGTTGTATTTGGAACTGATTCAAGTACGCGCTGGGGGGATGGGCGCCGTCTTTGGGAAGCAGAGACTAGGACTACAACAGATACCCATTTTGGAGTTAATACGAGAGAAGGAATTCAACATGAGTTTACAGTTGAAAATACTACAACTTCATTAGGCAATAGGGTTGTAAGTTCTACTATTATTCCTAAGATGCGAGGAATGGGAGTGTTCTTCAAGGCAGAGAGATTAGAACCGAATTCTAAGGTATATGCTATATTTGATGGCACTTCTGTTGATGAATATATTGCTCGGGCAAATATATTAGAACTAGAAGGAGATGGTACTAGCGTTCCTTTTATTGCTGATGGGCCGTGGCCTGATCAAGCGGCCGCTGTTGGTTTATTTAGGCCCAATGGGGGACTTTTTCAAGAATCAATTGCAGTAATGGCTTCTGGAGAAGGAAACGGAACAGCAAGAGTTGGAGCAGTAACTGGAAATGTTGTACATATTATAGTGGCCAATGGAATATTTGTTCCTGGTGATCCGCTACAAGGAGAAACTTTTGCTTCTGGTATTTCTAGCCCAACTGTTAATGTAGCTAGCTATAGACATTATTCTGGATTTTGTACGGCTGCAAATAATTCACACTTAACATTAGAAGCGGCCGCCAATGTTACTCTTGGATTCATGGATGGAGATGTTACTACTATTATTGATAGAAGAATTAGTATTGTGTCTGGTGATGGTGCAGGTCAGAGTAGAAAAATATCGGGTTTTGATGCGGCAAGTTATGTGGCCACACTTGATAGGGACTTAACTACGGCTCCGTTGGGACTGCCTTATGGTTCAATAACTGCATCTAATAGGGGCAATATAAGTGCTTATTCGATAGGTGAGGGCCACGATTCGGGGGGAACTCAGACAACAAGACTTCTTACTCCCATAGAAGCATCTTCTGCTGGAATTGCAGTTGGAGTATTTGCGTTACCTGGCAATCAATTCTATACTGGAGAAAAACTATTTAAACTTTCGAGCCATCTTGAGGGTGATGGTGCGGGACAATCAACTTCTGCTGCTGAAGCGTCATATTTTGCACAAGGAATATTACAAGATGTGGAAGGTATATCGGTAACTACACAAAGCGTTGGTGTAGCATCTACTTCTGTAACAGGTCAGGAGAACATTTCTGTAGATGTGTCTCGTACAGAACTTACTGGAACAAATATTATTGTAGGATATTATGATCCTTTGGCACAAACATTTCTTGTAGATGCCAATGAAAATCCAGATGGTGTGTTTATATCTAGTGTCGATCTTTGGTTTGAACAAAAAGACGATACCACACAAGAAGGAATTACTTGTGAAATAAGGCCCACTTTAAATGGATTTCCTAGTTCAAATATGATTCTTGGTACAAAAACATTATATCCAACTAGTATTATTGTGACGACTAACCCAGATCCAGCTGCCGGTATTGATCATAGTAGATTTACTTTTCCAACTCCAATTTATCTTGAACCAGGAAAGGAATATGCAATAGTATTAAGAACCAACGATATTGGAGATTCAGGATATCTGGTATGGATTGCTGGCAATGGAGAGGATAAGATAAATTTCGGGGCAACTGCGGGAGATACATATAAGCCAATAGAAGCATTGGGAACGATTTTTAAATCTCAGAATACAACTACTTGGACTGAAAATCAAGATGAAGATATGATGTTTAGAGTTAATAGATGTAGTTTCACTACTGGGTCGGGTATTGCGAATTTTCAGAACAGTATAGAAACTGGAATATATTCTCAAGAAGGACATACAATAATATTAAACGAGTCTTATAATTATGATGTGTTGAATATACAATCTAATCATGTTAGATTCCCTGGAACAAATATTTCTTATGATTTTTCTGGTAAAATAACAGGAACAGACATTACATCAGCAACAACTACAATTCCTGCTAATAGAGATTTGTATTTAGACCAGAGATTACATATTAATTCTTTGGCTGCTGGATCATTATTAGTGTCGGCCACTTTAGAAACATCAGATGATAAAATTTCTCCCTTTATTCAAGTACCAGGGCTTCATGCTATTACTGTACAAAATTTTGTTGATAATGCAAGCTTGAGTAATACTAATTTTAGAATTATTGATGCTGGCACCGATTATGCGGAGGGTGATTCTTTATTAGTTACTCCAAATAGAACTGGTTCATATCCGCTCGGCGGGTTGGTGATTGCCAATAATGCACAAGGTGAGATTATAGGGATTGTAGCAAATACTCAACTTACAGATCCTGAAGGATATGATTTCTTTGATAATCCTGCAATAACTATAAGCTCAGGAAGTGGTGATGGGAATGCAGTAATTGTATTTGATGGAGAGACCGGCCGCTCTGGCGGAAATGTTAGAGCAAGATATTCTACCCGTGAAGTAATTTTGAATGAAGGATTTGAAGCAAAAGATTTGGCGGTTTTTCTTACTGGTCACCGTCCAGGTGGAACTGACGTTAAGGTGTATTACAAAATTAAAAATATATATGATCCAGATCCCTTTTCAAATAAGAATTGGGTTTTGATGGATATGGAAACTACAGAAGCGTCGGGAACGTCTGGTGTTGGGGCCACAAATTATTGGAAAGAACTTAAATTTATACCTTTTACTAAAGAAGGTGAAGATTTTGAGAATCCAATGAAATATACTTCAGAGTTAACTAATATTGAATATCCTAATTTCTCTTCTTTTGCTGTTAAAATTGTATTGTCTGCCAAAACTACAACACAAGTTCCTAGAGTACGAGCATTAAGAGCAATTGCATTGGATTAAATATATGGAAAATCCCCACATTCATAGTAAAGAAAAAATACAGACAGAGAATCTGGGTTTGGTTCGTGAAATTTCGTCAAAGGGTTTGCTTTCTATAGACAGGAGGGCCTTGGAAACACATCGCCTTAAAGTTAAAAGAGTAAAGGAACAACAAAAATCTGTAGATGAGATAAATACCTTAAAAGAACAAATTTCTAATATAGAGGGTGATATACAAGAAATTAAACAATTATTGTTACTTCAATTTCAAACAAAAAAAGACGAGTAATTATCAATGCCTATTATACAAGTTGCTAATGTTTATTCTTCCGATACCTTTAATACGTGGAGAGAAAAAACAAATGAGTTGATTAATATTGTTAATCAATTGCCTACTATTCCTATTGGTTCGTTAGATCGGGTTGGTGGTGTAATTGATGGCCAGACTTCTTTAGGTGTTGCTTCTCCTCCTGAAATTGCTCCTGGCGTTCTTATTGTTATTCCAGGTCCTGGTGATCCTTCACCCTCTATTGGAGTTGGTGATTTTGGTCTTGTTGCTCCATTTACACCTAAAGCATATACATTACAATTAAATCGTTCTGGTGTTGGACAATGGGCCAATGTAGAACTAACCGCAGACAAAACTGGCATTTCTGCTAATGGTATATCAATTACCAATGGACTGCTTTCTATTAACGCACACGCCTCAGACCTAGTTGGATCCAATTCAAACGATGCTGTAATTACAATAGGGGGCGGCCTCGGCGCGGCGTCTAGAGGAACACTTGGTGATCCCAATATAATTAATTTATGGGATGGCGATGTTAATGTTCCTACAATAAACGCCTTTGGGTTTGGTGTTAATGATTCTACTTTAGGATATACTGCATATAGAACTCATGGTTTCTTTTCAAAGAGATCTCATGGAACAGCCGCAGACGTACAACGCCTTTTGACGATAAATGCGACTGGTACTTTTACATATTCTAATACTTTTGTTTTGGCCAACGAGAACCCGGCCACAGGCGACCTTTATGTACAAGGCAATGCTCATTTTGGAACAAGTTATAATGGAGTTGTAGTCTCCAATAACATGGTTCAAATTGACACCCTTACCGATGCCAATCCTGCCATTGATTTAATTCCTTCATTGGGTCACACAAACACCACTCGCGATACAGACAAAATTAGAATATGGTCGTCTGGTTCAGATACAATGGGGTTTGGAATAAGTGCAGATTCTCTAGATTATGTTGCGTCTGCCAATCATGTATTTCACACAGGATCCACAGGATCTTTAGGTGAAAATGCAGTAATTAATTCATTAGGAATATTTGCAACTACAGATATAACCGCAGGTAGTGATGTTATTGCAACTGGAAATGTCGTTGCAACGAATGTTTATGTTGGTGCGTCTGAAAATGTTATACTTTCAAACAGATTGATTGAAATTAATACTGCCTCAGGTGAACCTGGGATTGCTTTTAATACACAATTTGATGCTACTCTTAATACTGACAAAATACGATTATGGACAGCTGGCGGCCGTGAATATGGCTTTGGTATGCGGCAGGACACTTTGGATTATATGGGCAACAACCATGTCTTTAGTGATGCTAATCCGAGTACGGGTCCAGAGTGGGCCCGAATCAATTCTACAGGTATTTTCTCAGAATCGAACATTACTTCTGCTGGACTTTTTACTGGTACAAGTGCTATATTGTCTGGATTGCTTAATGTTAACTCGGGCCAATCTGTACTTGGCAGTCAGGTTGATACTGACGGTTCTGCAACATCACGCAGTAAGTTGGCCCTTCAAGGTGGAGCAAATGTTGCGGCTATCGTTGTTGATTCTCCTTCGACTTCTGCTGCAATTAATCCAAACGTTTTAGAAATTCTTTCAAGTGGTACTCTAGCAAATACACATGGTATAGGGAGAATGGGTGGTGTTCAAACATATCATGCTGCTAATGCACATACTTTTTATATAGATGTGCCGTCGGATGAAAGTACACGAAGAGAAGTTCTTTCGATAACACATGATGCGGTTACTGGTAATATTTTTACGCAGTTTACATCTAATGCATCCTTTTCGGGAGACATAACTTTTGCAGGCGAGGTAACCACAACTGGTGAATCAATATTAGACATCGTTACTGCCACCGATGCTACGGGCCCCAGCACATTTGCTCATCCGGTTCATGTAAATTCTCATGTGAATGCTGTTTCATACCTCACAGACGGAGCTGCAACAGCCACACTCCAATTCTTGGGGACCACCACCGGAACAAATGGAACGACGGATCGTATTGATCTGTGGGGCACCGCAGGAACTATTGGATTTGGTATATGGACTGGCACATCCCCCTCCACAAGAGGGATAACATATCGTGTTCCTGCAAACGGGAAACATGCTTTCTATCATGATAATGGTGTTACTACACAAATTATGTCCACAGGAATTGAGACCAGTGGATATGTTAATGCCGCTGGAGGTTTTGATACTACTGGAAACATTTATTCTTCTGGAAACCCTTGGTTTGTAGGGGCAACGAACAATATATCTTTAGGTGCTGGTACAATAACGGCGACTTCGACGGGCTTCACCACCGGCGTACGGATTCATGTAACAACACAGGGCGCCAACCCGATAGGTATGTTTATAGACTCTTCAGGTACCGGAGACACTCATACTGCTCTAATTATAAATTCAACTAGTCTTAGGGCTATTGACCTGTCTGCTGGTGGCATATCTATGAAAAAGGGCTTAACAATTGACGGCTCTGAAAGAATCACCCAAGCAGGCAAGGTCAATGCAGCGTCATTTGAACTTTCGGCTGGAGGCGACATCACGCTTGGAGTTGGAAGTAGCGTCAATCTTCATAGTACATCTAGTAATTTGTATGTTGGAGGAAACGCATACTTTGATTCTACGACAACCAATGGTATAGCCATCTTTAGTGGTCTTAATCGTGATGTATCGGCTACTACTAGTGGTCTTAATCTTATTGATTATAATCAAGGAAATGGTAATGAAAATCGATATGGACTTGGATTAAATCTTTCGGTTGGAAGTGTGGAATATTATACTACCAATCAACATAGTATGTGGGTAGATTCTGCCGGAAAGAAAGAGAAATTTACAGTCAATACAACAGGTGCATATGTTCATGCTGGTGGAGCATCCGCAGGCAATCTTTATTGTGATAATATTATTGCGACCGGAGGAATTACACAGACAATATCTAGTATTTTTACGGATATGCACAGCGAAGGCCTTATTGCTTCTGAAGGAAATCTTCATATTGGGGTTTCTGCGCCAGGAGCCACAAACGGTAAAATTAATGCAATTGCATCGACAGGTTTGCTTGAAGCTACTAATATCCTAGCTTCTACTGGAATTCGTGTTCCAGATAATGGAAGTGTCCTCACAGGCCATTATTGGTCGGATGCGGGCAATGGCAAGGTAATATTACAACATGGTCAAACTAACCATCAACCCACGGTATTATCGGCGCTTAACAGCGGCGGCCTGGCCCTTGGCAAAGTAATTTTGTCAGAATCTAATAATGCTGATGCTATACACATTGCTGGTGGTATTAATGCCCGTCGCCCATATAAGGCCAATGGTGTAGCAACAATAGATCCTCAGGCCACAGGCAAGGCGAATCTTGTAAACATCGAAAGTATTGATGCACAAAATATATTTATGAACGGCAGTCTTGTAATTGATATAAGTAAAAACGTCACTGCCGCAACCATTGATAGTCCGGGAAGAATCAGAGGCCAAAAGACAACATCCACGGGCATTAGTGCTCCATTTTACCAAAGTAGTGCTGCTAATATAACTGGTTATATAGCCAAAGCAACAGGAAATGGTTTTTGGCATTTTGCAGCCACCGGGAAGGGTTTTGTGTCTGATTCTACTGCTGCCAACACCTTCTGGGCCTCTGCTGGTGGCATGGATGCAAAGAAGGGCTATTCGGCCAATAACATTCTGACAATAGATCCGAGAACTACAGGTAGAGCCAATCTTAATTTTATTGAAACGGTTGATGCACAACTTTTGAGAATTAATGGATCAGATATAATTACGAGTGCCAAAGATATTACTAATGTTAATCAGATCGACGCCGCTGGGTTGATAACTATTGCAGGAAATATTCAATCTACTAGTGGGAACATTTTAACAGTTCTTGGTAATGTTCAAAGTAAAACTGGTTATCAAGCTAATTCTGTATTGACAATATCCCCACAAGCCACAGGCAAGGCGAATCTTGTAAATATTGAAAGTGTTGTTGCGGAGAGGTATTTTAAAGGCGTGACGGAATTTATCAATGATGGTGTAGAGGCCACCTTACTGGGCATTCGGGTATTCGATAATGGAGCCGGTGGTTCCCAGGGCGACATTGCAGTAGAAAAAAATATTCATTTGGGGGGCGCCCACGGGCTCGGCGCCATCGGTTCAACCGAGGGCCTTCATGTAAATAGTTTATTGGTACTTAATTCGCAGCGCAATTTAACTAATATTGTTGGGATCACCCATACTGGTACACTCACTTCTTCAGGCGCACCAATCATATCAACATGGGCAACAACTGCCATTACTAATGCAATAAGCACGATTGCTGGACAAATTGCGTCCGGTTCAACTTCTGATAAGGCACTTTGGGCACCAGAGGGTGGCGTTACTGCAAACGGATTCTTTATTGCCGATGGAACAGAAATTATAGACAGCACTGGTATGATCTCTCCTGCTGGAGGACTGACAGTACCAGGAGCTTTATTGGGAAGCACAACAATTACATCAGCCCTCCTGCTTACTGCTCAAGCTAGTCTTCAGGTTACAGGTGGAACTTTGGTTGTTACATCATCCTCCGCAGCTGGTTCAATTTCCAGTTCGATAGGTGGAGTTACTGCCAAGACAGGATTTTGGGCCAATTCTGTACAAGTTGTGAGTCCTCTATCTTCAGCAAAATCTAATTTAATAAACATTAATAATGTTGCTACTGATTCTCTTAGTATTGATGGAGCTTCGATTATTTCTGTTGGCGTAGCATCAACCAGCGCAGATATTGGAAATGTTAGAGATTTCACAAGCATTGGAGCGTCTGCTACATCAATTGATGCTTCCGTTGGCGGCGTTGAATCTAAACTTGGGTATCAGGCCAATGGTGTTAGTGTTATATCTCCAACTGCTACTGCTGTAGACATTCAAAATATTGGGGATGTTTCAACTCAGACCATTACAGTTGGTGGAAATGCATTCGTAACTAGCGGACGAAATATAACCGCAGGAACAGTAACTGGTTCTGGTAATTTCAATTCAACGGCAGGGGGCTTTCAGACGAATGGTACAACTAGGATAAGTTCTGCTGGAGCCTTTAGTGGAACTACTATCGGCGGCACCGTATTTACTGCTAGCACTCAAACTACATCTCCTAGATTTGATACTGGATCTTCGGGCCCGGGCGATGGATATTATCTTGATGGTACCATCATAATTAGTAATAACTTTGGCATCCAAAATTTTACTTCTATCATTTCTGCTGCTGGTGCAACCGGAACTAGTGTATTCAACTCTCCAGCTGGTGGCATGACTGCAAAGACTGGCTTTAGTGCAAACTCTATTGCTACTGTAGTTCCAACTATAACAGGAAGATCCAACCTCGAAAAAATTGAGCGAATAAATGCTGTTTCGATTGCAATGGAAGGCGCTTCCACCTCGAATGTGATTGCCGTATTTAGTGAAGGCTTCGGAACTTCGATGGCAAATATTAGACAAATTGGTGGTATACAGAATGCAGATAATAGTTATCAAGATATAAAGATTAAAGGGCGAGCCCAAAATTATGGAACGCAATCAATGTGGATTCCTGCTGGGTCCTTTTTCGATCAGCAGGGCACGTCCCCAGGCAGCTTTATGCAAACAAATCATCAGGAATCGATTGCAGTTACTCACGGAGGAACTTTGACTGCTCCTCATTATGGAGGCCCTTATTCCTTTAGAACGTGGCCCCCCTCGGCGGCTGTAAGTTGGGATCCAGCAACGTTTGAGAGTGTATTTTATGACCTAGTTTTTCCGACTTCATGGGCCGGCCCAGGCAGTAATGTTTCTTGTATTGCCACATATACCATTGATCAGGTTCCTAATTTTACTATAACAGATCAACAAGTAGAATTGATGTATACTTTGCATTGTGTTAAAAATGGAGACCTTACCAATGCAATTTCTGGAGCTGCTAATTCTGAAGTGATGGCCGAAGGGGCTTGTGTTCAACGACTTGCAACTTCTATTAATGGATATGGTGTTCCAGACACACAATATTCGGGACACGACAGCCACCAATCGGCTAATTGTCACATTACAGTTCCTACAAGAGTTGCCAGCAATACTGCAATTCCACTTATTAGCAGTTTTCCTGCGGCAGAACAAGACCCATCACAATATCGTTGGATATTTAGAATCCATAGGAGAGTTATAGAACATTCAATAGGAAATGGAAACTCGCCACTCCCAGCTGGAACTCCATTGGAAGCCTCTGGATTTGGAACATCTGTGGCCACCGTACAAATAAAGGCTGGGATTAAGTTAATAGGAGTATCTGTGCAATATGAAACTACACACCTGACTGATGCTGATTTAGGCGATTACGCGGATAAGTAATAGGGAATAAAAATGTCTAGAACTATAAATTTAATAGTGAATCAAGGAACAGATTGGTCTGTTAATGTGATTGCCAGAACACAAGATGATATGTCAGTTTTGGATTTGGTAGATTATACGTCAGCCCAGTCTCAAATTAGAAAGACATATACATCAGTTTCTCCTACAGCCACTATAGGCGTTTCTATACATCATCCTGGCACGTCAAATGTTGATGGGGTGGTGATGCTTTCTATGCCTAATGCAACAACCGCAGCAATCGCAGCAGGAAGATATTTGTATGATGTTGAGATCGTGAAAACTATGGATAGTAAAATTTTTCGTATATTTGAGGGATTTATTGATATTAAACCCGAGATCACAAAGGTATAGATATGGCGTCCCCAGCATCCAGAGCAGAATTATCTGATTGGTGTCTTAGAAAACTAGGATCGCCAGTAATAGACGTTAATGTAGACGAGGATCAAATATCGGATCGCATTGATGAAGCATTCCAATGGTATTATGATTATCATTATGATGCTGTAGAGAAAGTATATGAAAAATATGAACTAAATCACTCAATTTTAAAATTTGAGGGTTCTATGGAAACGTTTATGGAAGGTGTTGTTTCTGGAACTAAAATTGTGATGGATGCTCCTATTGAATTTATTGAAACGCAGCTATTGTCAGGGCTTACAGTTTTAGAAATACATCCTACTAATTCAAAATGGATTTATATTGAGTGGGATAAAGATAGTGCAATACCTAGAACTGGAAATTGGTTAAATAAAGACATAGCAATAGTGGATGACCCCAATAAGGGCCCGGGCGGCCAAACTGATCCATTTATAATTTCTCCAGATATTGTTGGGTTTGAGGCTGGACCTTTGGATGTTGAATATATAACCATTCCTGATAGTATAATAGGCATCACACGAATGTATAAGCCTGACAGCACTAGTATTGGTATGTGGGATATTCGATACCAGATGCGATTGTCTGATCTGACCACCTTTGGTTCATACACTGGTGGATATCAATTACTTTCATATGAAATGAGGATGAAGAATATTTCTTTAATCGAAGAACTCCTAACTGGAGAAATTCCAATACGATATAATCGACATTTAAACAAATTGTTTGTTGATTGGGATTGGCCAAATGATGCTGTTAGAGGAGAAGTTATTGTTATAGAAGCTTCTAAAATTATAGATCCTGTTACTTATACGGATACATATAATGATAGGTGGTTAAAAGAATTTTCTACTGCTTTGATAAAGGAACAATGGGGCATTAATTTATCTAAATTCGAGGGGGTTCAGCTTCCTGGAGGAATTACTTTGAATGGTCGAGCAATATTAGAAGATGCAAGGTCCGAAATCGACAAACTTAAAGATGAACTGTCAACTAAATATGAGCTTCCTGTTGATTTCATGATGGCTTAATTGTGTTGGAGGAATAAAAAATGCCCACCAACATTTTTGTTAATAATTTTCAAAACGACAACGAACAAAATTTAATTGAAGATTTAATTGTAGAGTCTATAAAATTTTATGGTACTGATGTTTATTGGTTGCCCCGAAAAATTATAGAGCAAGATGATATTTTTGGAGAAGCTTCTTTATCAGAATTTCGGTCTGCAATTGGGTTGGAAATGTATATTAAGAATGTAGAAGGATTTGAAGGAGAAGGAGACTTCCTTTCTCGGTTTGGTCTAGAGATCCGAGATCAAATAACCTTTACGACAAGCATACGCAGATTTAGACAGGTTGCTGTTAACAGATATTTGTCGGCCGAACATCAAGATAGAGCAAGACCTAATGAAGGCGATTTAATTTGGTTTCCATTGGCTAGAGAAGGTTCTGGTCATATGTTTGAAATTAAATTTGTTGAACATGAATCTATGTTTTATCCATTAGGCACACTTCCTGTATATGATATAAGATGTGAATCGTTTGTGTATAGTAATGAGATGGTTAGTACAGGGCTGCCTGAAATAGACTATATATACAAGGTAACAGCAAATAATTATCTATCTGGAGAAATGCCTTCGGGTCCTGGAGACGATAATGTTGATATTCAAGATGAGGCCAATACTATATTAGACACGACAACTGATAATCCGTTTGGAGACTTTTAATTATGTTAGGAACGACGTTCTCGCACGGAATAATCAGATCATATGTGGTGTCATTTGGTACTTTGTTTAATAATATTTCAATTGACAGGGTTAGGGAAAATGGAACAAAACAAACAATCAATGTTCCAATTTCATATGGACCTAAAGAGCGGTGGTTGGCTAGAATAACCCAAGATCCAGATTTGAGTCGAGATATATCCATAGTCCTTCCTCGTATAAGCTATGAAATGCTGTCTACAGTATATGCGCCAGACCGAAAATTAAATACTATGCAAAGGTTGACCCTTCCATCATTTACGGACAGCGGTCGGGCAATGTCAGAATATGCTTCTGTTCCTTATGATTTTTCATTTACTCTTAGTATAATGACAAGAAACAATGCAGATGCTTCGGCCATCGTCGAACAAATACTGCCTTATTTCACTCCAGAATTCACTCTTACTATAAAAAATATGACTGCAATTGGTGTAGATGTAGACACTCCTATTATTTTAAATAGTGTTAATAAGGAAGATTTGTTTGAGGGTGCATTTGAAGATCGTAGAGCCATAATATGGACATTAGATTTTACTTTAAAGGGCCTTTTTTATGGTCCAATTAAAGACTCTACGATAATTAAGAGAGCGGCCGTTGATTTCTTCAATACAACCGGAAAGAGTGTCCTAACAGGAAATGCCAGTTCTGATGGTACTGGTCTTAATATTAATCAATTACAATTGGATAAATCTGCATTGTTAGTTGATAACATATACAGAATGGGGAAAATTACGATTGGTGATGGCCCTGCTACAGGAGATATAAGAACAATTTCTAATTATAATGGAACAGATCGAGTTATTACAGTAGGATCAAATTTTTCGGCCCTTCCAAATACAATGTCTACTTATACCTTAGAATATCTTACACCATTATCACCATCAGACGCTATTACTGATGCAGAAATGTCTGGAGCACAAGTTATGTCTAGAGTTACAGTTGAACCTGGAAAACATTTTGAAACAGGTCTTCCAACAACAGTACGGGCCCTTAGTGTTAATATTGCAGACATATCTGCCAATGATGATTTTGGTTTTGTTACTACAATACAACCTGCCAATACATCAGGTGGAATAGACCTTCTTGATTCTCCGTTTGATGATCCTTTCGGAGGCTGAGGCACAGAAAGGTTAATAAATTATGAAACCTAATGATAATAATATAATTGCTGAAATAATCGATGATAGTATTGCTCCTGTTAAAACCCTTTCTTCTGAAATGTTAGATGAAATGCAAGAAACTGTTATAGTAGCCAATACTACCGATACTGATGTTGATTATAATTTTACCCGAGAAAATTTAAAGGAGCTTGTAGAAAAAGGAAATCATGCATTAAATGGAATTTTAGAATTGGCAAAAGAGAGTGAACACCCCAGGGCATATGAAGTTGTAGGACAATTGATAAAAACTTTGGCTGATGCAAATAGGGACATAATAGATCTTCAAAAAAATATGAAGGATTTAAAAACGTCGTCAACGAAAGGTCCAAATAAAGTTACCAATGCACTTTTTGTTGGTAGTACCCATGATCTACAGAAAATGCTTAAACAAGAAACATCAAAAGAAGAGTAGATTATCATGGCTTCTGATAAAACAGGTTATTTAGGAAATCCTCTACTGAAAGGAACAGGATCGGAAGTAGAATGGACACCGGAAACACTAGAATCGTATATCAAGTGTTCTAAAGATCCTGTATATTTTGTCCGAAATTATGTCAAGATTGTTCATTTGGATCGCGGTTTGGTTCCTTTTAATTTATGGCCATTCCAAGAAAATATGGTGGACACGTTTCATAAAAATAGATTTACTATTGCCT